TTCGCTGACATCAACAACAACATCCAGTTGAACGTTGGTACGGGCTCCACCTCGACCGGCATCTCTGGCATGTTTGTTGAAACACCTGCAACCACTGCCACTCACCCGTTCCGCATTGTCGATCTTATTACTGATCCTCCGGGATCAAATGGGGCCGACAGCACTGCTGCGTATAACCATATTGTTGTTGCTTTCAACAATCTGGCATCACGCAACACGACCGGCATCTAAGAGGAGTAAGGATCAATGGCTGTAAATCTCAGTTCCATTAGAGACCTTCTCTTGCCCGGTCTTCGCGGCATTGAAGGTAAATATGAGCAGATCCCGTCGCAATACGACAAGATCTTTACGAAGCACGACTCGAAAATGGCTTTGGAACGCACCGCTGAAATGCGTTTCCTTGGTCTGGCTCAGTTGAAGACTGAAGGCGGTCAGACGTCGTTTGATAACGGCGCTGGCGAGCGTTTCATCTACAACCAAGAGCATACAGAAATCGGACTTGGTTATGCGATCACCCGCAAAGCCATTGACGACAACCTGTATAAGAGCCAGTTTGCTCCCTCGAACCTTGGATTGATCGAAAGTTTCGCACAGACCAAGGAAATCTACGGTGCTAACGTGCTGAACACCGCTACGACGTACAATGCGTCTATTGGCGGTGACGGTAAGGCTCTTGTTGCCTCGGATCACCCGATTGATGGCGCCACGATCTCGAACTACTCCACCAACGATCTCAATGAAGCTACGTTGTTGAATGGCATGATTGCCATCCGGACGAACTTTAAGGATCAGGCTGGTCTGAAGGTGTTCGCTCGTGGCCGTCGTCTGGTTGTACCCCCGGCCCTTGAGCCGGTTGCAATCCGCCTTACGAAGACGGAACTGCGTCCGGGTACTGCAGACAACGACGTCAACGCGATCATGTCTACCGCAGGCGGCTTGCCGGAAGGTTATATGGTCAATGACTATCTAACCAACGCTCGCGCATGGTTCCTGCTAACAAACATTGATGGTCTCTCCTACATGGAGAGGATCAAGTTTGAAACAGATATGCAAGTCGACTTTACGACCGACAATCTGTTGGTAAAGGGATATGAGCGTTACTCGTTCGGTTACTACAACTGGCGTGCCATCTACGGCTCGATCCCAACCTAATGGTTGTGGGGCGGGGCTTCGGTCCCGCCTCTTCTCTCTAGGCTCCATAGATCACGCAGACCGGCCTAGCGGACGCTGCACAGACTGTGTGATCGTATCGTGCAGGAGGTTCCAATGGGAACGACTACCTTCACTGGTCCTATCAAGGCCGGTGACATCCTCAATACTTCCGGCTCTACCGTTGGTACGGACATCGCCAACGTTGGTTTTGTTGTTATGGCCCAGTCGGCTGTAATTGACATTGCTGGCGCTAGTACGACCACGACCATCGGTTATGTACCGGCTGATTCCAAAGTTCTTTACGCTGTTCTGAACGTAACGACTGCAAACGATGACGGTACGGCATCAACTTGTTCCATCGGAACAAGTGGCGACGCAGATGCTTTCTTGAGCGCAACGAGTGTTCAGTCTGCTGGCGTCACCTTCAGCGATACCATGACTTCCGCTGCTACTGACGTTGGTACAACGGATGTTCAGGTTGTTGCTACGTTTACAGCAACGGCTGGAAACGGAACTGCCGGTGTCGCAGACGCTACTATCGTCTATCTGCAAGCCGCAAACTTGTCGTAAGTTAATCTTATCGAACCATAGGAGGTTCCCATGAAAGGTAAAAAAGTTCGCCCAGAACGGTCAAAGATGGGCAAAGCCGCTGTTTATAAAGAAGCCGAAGCTGAAACCAACGGTTTCAAAAAAGGCGGCAAAGCTGAAATGAAGAATGACGACATGAAGAAAGTCGGTAAAATGGGCATGAAAGCTGAAGGCGTAATGTCTAAGGCTCATGCCGGTCGCAAGCCCCGTAAGTCTGGCGGCGGAGTTTTCTCTTCTGCCAGCTCCGGAGTTCCGCGCGGTGCGGCTCAACATTATTGATCTCGTCCCCTCCCACTGATCAATAATGTCTACGGGGGGCCTCCGTGCCCCCCGTCTTTTCTTTGGAGATTGACATGCCCGGTGCGTGGACAAGGAAAGAAGGTAAATCACCCTCCGGTGGTTTGAATGAGAAGGGTCGCGCTTCTCTGAGGGCCGAAGGCAGGGACATTAAGCGTCCGCAGCCAGAAGGTGGCTCGCGCAAGGATAGCTTCTGTGCTAGAATGACCGGAATGAAACGAAAATTGACCGGTTCCGCAAAAGCAGCGGATCCAAACAGCCGGATCAATAAATCGCTCAGGAAGTGGGACTGCTGACATGGCCGATAAACCTTTTTGGGAAAAAGATGCGCCAAAGGACGCCAAAGAAAAGCATCTTAACCGAAAACAGGTTAAGTCTGCCAAAGCTAAGGCACGCGCCGCGGGGCGCCCGTATCCCAATCTTGTAGACAATGTCGCCGCCGCGAGAGCTAGTGGTAAGAGGTAGGTGAGATGCAATTCAAGACAATTAGCCTAACAAACGCGGGCCGCAGCAACATTGTGGTAGTTGATGATTTTCAACCCGCCTTCAACATTGGTCTTGCTGCGGTTATTACGTCGGGCACTCCAACGTTCAGTATTCAGTATTCTTTGGACGATCCTGAAGCCGATGGGTACAGCGCCGGTTCGGCAAATTGGTTTGACGTAACCAATCTTTCCGGTGTATCCGCAGATACGGCGACGGGCTTTACCATCCCCTGCAGAGCAATCTCTATTTACATGGGAGCCTTGCAGACAGGGACTGTTGAACTGAGTATTGTGCAGGCTGGCCCAATTTAGGGGTTTACCTAATGGCAACAAGCGGCACCTACGCATTTAACCCGTCTCTAGGGGAATTGACGCTGTATGCGTTCAACCTTTGCGGTTTGCGTAATACGTCAATTTTGCAGGAGCACATGGAAAGCGCCCGCATGGGCACTAACCTGATGCTTGCCCGCTGGGCCAACCAAGGCGTTAATCTGTGGGCTGTTGATCTTGTTTCAACTGCGCTCGTAACCGATCAATCTGTCTATAACGTAGACGCCAGCACTGTTATGATCTTGGACGCATACGTCCGTAACGACGACAGCGGGGCGAATATTGATCGCATTATTATGCCAGTAAGCCGAACGGAATACGCCTCCTATCCAAACAAAGAACAACAGGGCTACCCGACAGTGTATTGGTTTGATCGTCTGGTTTCCCCTACAATTACGCTGTGGCCTGTTCCAAATACGGACAACGGCCCGCAAACGCTAGAATATTATCGGGTTCGGCAGCTTCAGGACGCGAATATGACTGGCGGCCAGCAGGTGGAAATACCCTATCTTTGGCTTGAGGCGTTTGCTTACGGCCTCGCGTCCCGTCTTGCGCAGCAATGGGCTCCACAAATGTTTCCGGGCCTGAAGGCGATGGCCGATGAAAGCTACGACATCGCAGCACTTCAAAACGTAGAACAGGCCCAGCAGTACATTTCGCCTTTGATCTCTGGGTATTACAGATAGGAGGGGTAGATGGGATACGCCTCCAGATCCGGCCGAGCCAGAACATCAGCAACAAATCCGCAGGCGCATGCGATATGCGACCGCTGCTCTTTTCGCTACAATCACGTCGACCTTCGCTGGCAATTTGATTGGCGCGGAGCAACAATCCAAAATACGCGCCTGCTCGTCTGCAATACTTGCTACGACGAGCCACAACCCCAATTGCGGGCAATTGTTGTGCCTCCGGATCCGGTTCCGATCCTCAACCCGCGCGTCGAACCGTATGCTTGGGACAGTATAGATCGACGTCAGGTTTCTGGATACAACACTACCGACGCGGAGACCGGTATTCCAGTTCCTCAAGGCGACACCCGTGTTACTACTAAAGACACAAGCGTTGCGGACAAAACTCGTGTTACTCAACAGACTGGCGCTGCTCCGGGCTCAAATAACGAGGAGCCGGGAACCGATCCCGATGCTCCGGGCAATGGTGATCCCGGTTTGCCCTATGGTTTTGATCAAGTTCCAAGAACAGGTTCGTTGTAATGCCTAGATACGCGAGTAATGTGCAAATACCTAATTTACCTGTTGGGGTCAGCCTTAATGGGGACGAGCAAATGGAGGCTGTTCAGTCCGGCACATCTGTTCGGATAACTTCGCAGCAGATAGCCAATTTGGCGGCGACAATAAGTACTGCACCAAACGTTACGACTGCTCAAAAATTAGCTCTTTCTGCTAGTAAGGGGTCGCTGGTTTTCGATACCACTCTTGGCAAGCTGTGCGTCTATAACGGCAGTGCGTGGGAAACGATAACTTCGGTGTAAACGATGGCAAACGTACAGATACCAAACCTACCAGTCGCTATTGCATTAAGTGGCGCCGAACAACTTGAAGCTGTTCAGGGCGGGACATCTGTACGAGTGACAGCAGCTCAAATAGCTAATCTATTTTCTTCCAGTTATGTTACGAGTGTTACTGGAACTGCGCCGATTGCGTCTTCTGGCGGAACTACTCCAGTTATAAGCATAACTCAGGCCACGACTACCACTGACGGCTACCTTTCCAGCACTGACTGGAATACTTTTAACAATAAAACATCAAATACAGGTACTGTAACCAGTATTACGGGCGGTTCTTACCTTACTGGCGGAACAATCACTACAAGCGGAACTCTGGCAGTTGACGCTACATCCGCCAACACAGCCTCAAAAGTTGTCGCTAGAGACGCAAGCGGAGACTTCAGCGCCAATATAATAACGGCTTCTCTTTCTGGAAATGCAACGACCGCAGACGCTTGGTCTACAGCTAGAACGCTGTCCTTTACTGGTGACGCCACAGGTTCCGGCTCTGTAGATGGCTCTGCCAACGTTGCGACCGCCCTTACTCTAGCAAACACCTCCGTGTCTGCCGGGTCTTATACCAATGCCGACATTACTGTAGACGCAAAGGGCCGCATAACCGCTGCATCAAGCGGGTCTTCGGGGGGTGTTACGAGTGTTACTGGAACTGCGCCGATTGCATCGTCTGGGGGAACTACTCCAGACATAAGCATAACTCAAGCCACGACTACCACTGACGGTTACCTTTCTAGCACTGACTGGAATACTTTTATCAATAAAACTTCAAACACCGGAACTGTAACAAGCGTTACGGGAGGCTCTTATCTTACCGGCGGTACAATAACCACAAGTGGTACTCTAGCTGTAG